GGTCGAGCTAGGGCATTCATTTGATCTCCCTCAATTACGTTTTGGTCTGAGCGACCAGATCCGTAGTTGATACCCACCGAGGTTTCACTTGAATCCTCGGTCGCTGCGGTACTCCGTGAGTCCATGGAATTCCAGGACCCGGATCTTCAGTGAAGAACTGAAGTAACGCAGTATCGTCATTGGTCGGCGACCTGTCCTGAGACGCAATGAGCGTCAAAGCACGGGTCTCGAATCGTTGCAAGTGGTCGTTATACCTCTCAAGAAGAGAGGGATTCGCCACAGGTAAACGAGTCTTCAGACCAAGGACACCAGAGTGTTGAGCTACGTTGGCCACAAGCCTAGGTAGTGTCGACGCAAGATATGCTGAGGTACGCAACAAGAACTTCTGGTAAAAGTTATTGTGCGTCTCAACAACGCTTGCTAGCGACTCTGGTCCGCCATCGTAGAAGGTCTTCCAATAAGCAGGCGTCACAGTGACACCGCTAAAGGAATCAACTCCGCAGGACTCTCTGAACTTCCCAGTCCAGAAAGACTTACCGAGATTGACCTTGAAATCCAAGATTTCAAGGGCATCTACGAATAGCTCCCGACTGTCAACGGGGATGACAACGTCATCACCGAAGACGGCCACCTGCCCTACTAGAGCCTCGACCTCTTTCATGCACCACTTTCGCCTACGGTGTACCAACACCGCGGTGATTGCGACGCACAAAAAGAGCAGGGACTCGACCGGGAAGGTGCAGGCGTTACCCATTGTTGAGAATTTTCTCAATCGGATTTTCGATGGCGCACGAGGCGTCAACGTCTGTCCGACACAAGGGGTGCGAAATGCTCGTAGGCATCGCAGGAGTTTAGGATTACTCCTAAACAACTGCCCTACAGCATGACAGGTAACACGATCGCTAGCCGCTGAAAGATCAACGGTAGCCAACGTGCCATCCATGGACCCAGCTTTGCAAAGGCTCTGATTAAGAGTTTGGTCGCGGAAGCGAACAAACTGATTAATCCACGAGTTTCTGCATCGCTTAGAGAAGTAGTCCCAGCAGTTCTGCTGGCACCACATATTCTCACTCGGTTCCGCGGCAATGAGCCGAGGTTTCGAGTAGGTCTTAGGAACAGCAACCAGTCGACTGCAAGGTTCTTGCGAACCAATACAGTCTCCACGGTATGCTCTGTCTGCCCAACTCGTATAACTATGGAAACCATAGTCGGCGATTGGGAATTCGCTTTCCAGAGAATCCGACCAGTTCTTCCAAGCATACTTGTTGGAAGGACCAACGGTCTCTGAAACAGCGCCTGGTCCGTGCTTGAACTTCCACTCCCCAGGATCGTAAGATCCGAGAGTGGAGGCAACTGCACCTGACACGAAGTCAAGTGCAGCCAGGAAGCTGGTGAGTTGCCCACGCTTATGCGGAGGCAGAGCACATACCCTGGTCGCATAGAGGGCTGAATTATGGAATCCTCCATAGTTCGGTTCCTTTCTGTGACTAGAAGTTGTGGGCTCCGTTTTCCAAAACTCATCGAGTTCTGGTAACGACTCATCAATGGCAACAAACTCGAGAACTTCGTTCTCAGTTTTGTCGTCACCGCAAGGGAGACTAGCTTTCTTTGCAGCAAATAAAATTTGCCGCAAAAAGAAGATAGCTTCCGTACTTGCATCTTCCTTCAAGCGACCTGTCTCGTGAAAAACGAGTAGGTAGAGTCCCCGAAGAAACTTCGGGATCACTACCCTGTTCGAAAACCTCTTCGTCAGAGGTAATCCGGACAGCTTGTACTCGCCGCCGTCAAGACATCTATCCAGATGCTTGCCAACAGCTGGGAGGTCTACAAGATAAACTTGTATTCCTCTTTGCTCCACGAGACTCAGGAGACGGGTGAGATCTTTCTCAAATTCCATCTCCAGCGTCGGGAACGCATATCGTGCATCTTGGAAGAGGCATCGATATACGTTGCTCAGCTCACTAACATGGCATTTAGACATACTTGGATTAACTCCGAGAAATGTCCCATGCTGTTGGTGAACTCTCAACAATCAAACTGAGAATCTACGATCGGTCCACGGACTGGCTACAAGCCAGCCTAACAACCTTGGGTTTTGCCCAAAGCTGTGTCTGGATCGTATTAGGATTCCCAGCCCTGCAACGACGTCAGGAAGGCATCGGAGGTAGCGATGGCTAGATCAGCCACCGCATCACCGAGGTCAACCGACGTATCGCTCGGGAGGTTTTCGTAGACGAAGTAAAACTTTCGGTAATACTCCGCTACGCTCCCCGAGGCGAAGACGGTCTGCACAACTTCAAAGTTGTGCCGATCGTACTCAACCCCGTTGGCGTCAGG